CGCATTCTTCCTTTATTTCTTCTGCTTTATCGATGTGAACGTGTGGTTCAAAGACTTTCTTTGGCTTATAATAGATCTTTCTTTCCGTAATTAATCTCTTTAACTTCAAGGAATTCGCAATGTAGTTGATAGTACCATAAGGTATCAATCTCCTAAACCGATAGTTCCGAGAGTAGTCAGTGATATTACGAGCACCACCTCTGCTGTCGAGCGGGGTGGTCCTTAGACGAGAGTAACATTCCAGAGCCCGTGCGGGCAATACCTCGTCCTCGATGTATCCATCTTTCATCTTTTCGATCAACTTCTCGTCAAACTTCAGTTTTTGATTACCAGCGTCCTCCTTCACGATTGCAATGAACGATTTCCACACAGATAGGAAATTGTTCGAGACAACAATCGAACCAGCATTAGCCTCAAATTCGGCATCGACTCTATCAACAAATGAAACATAGACGTCAGGAACCAATGGCGACGATGTAAAAGGTCTTACAAACTTCACCTCCTTAAAGTACAGACTGATCTCGTACAAGTTGACCAATTCCTCGACACCAACCCGCGAAAGTCTAATTACCATCGAACCACCGACGTTAACCACCTGAACCAACGCAATCAAACTACGAACACTGTAACAATTCGGTGAACGCCCGAAAGCGTCAAGTTTATGATCCATAGACACAATCAGATTATCATAAGTGATACTCTGATTAGCAGCGTTTTCAATTAGACCATCGACGAAGTAATCACTATCGTCTATCGTGTTCAAATAGGTGATGTTGGGCAACGTGGTCAAACAAACCATGTAGTTCGCGTCAATCTTTCCCGCAACAACCGACACATTCACAAATTTCTTCAAAGCAGCCTCAGCGGCACCTCCGGGAGTGCACCCGATTACCAGTGAAGAACTACCTGATAATCTACATCGCTCTAAGACTTCAGCGACGGGTAAGCCTACAGGGTCAAGATAACCGGACCCGAATTTCGAGAACTTATGCATAGCCTTCAACACAATACAACACGGTTTCCTGTCGGAATTTCTAAGGAAGGCCGGCTCGTATGCATAGTCATCCCCGATGTCGGGGACTGATACTAGATCATTTTGGTCGGACTCCCATGATCCGAATGCTAGTATCGAGGGCAAACATTCTTCTAATCCCTCATAGTGTTCAGCTCTTAGACTGACGTGTATGATCTTAGTAGCACTACCGTAACGCATACACTCGTTTTCGGTATGGACACAAACAGTACAACAATACTCCATAGCAAACAATTCAAGTATGTTGTCATCACCCCAATACTCACGAGTTGGCTTGTCCATAGCCAGCTGTTTCTTTATATGTTCTTGTTCCTTCATACAACTCAAAAAATTAGAATTGAGCAACCTAGCCTTAAGAGTACCCACTGTCTCGTTTAGAGATCCTGAATCGATGAGAGCATAATACAAACAATTGCCCTCACCATCATTGGGAATTACCTCAACCTCACGATGGCATGACGCCAATGTAGGCATAGGAACTCTATCAGCCACACCTTTGACGGTGGCTAAATCCTGGGTCATAACTGCCAGTAGTGATTCTCTCAGCGACGCCCTAGTCGCTAATGCCATCTTAGTGGCTTCGTTGTATGAGAAGTGAGCAATAGACGGTTCCTCCTCGGTGTATAGGATGTTGTTTTCCTCTGCAAAGGTCAAGACAGTCAAAGCATCGGCAGCGTGGACAGGGTAGTGACGTTTATACTTAGCGATAGAAAATAGTTTAAAAATGTGGAAAATACTTTTCTTTATGATAGGTAGAAAAGAGATGGGCACTTGGTCGGAAGGACATATTGGTATGTCTTCCTCATTCTCAAAGCATTTAATTAACTTACAAATACCCACAAACCACTGTATGTCCGCGACTCTGTTGAATAGTCGCTTAAAGACGTTAGAGCGATAACTGTCGCGCACTCTACCCTCATTATCTTTCATTAGCTTCCAAGCAGCACTGTACTCATACTTCAACACGTACGTCATGGCGTAACATGCGACCACGACGCTGACCAGCGACGAGTTGTCCAACTTGTCCTTAACTTTCAGTGCCATACCATTCACGAATTCCTTTGAGTTAAATGAGACGGCGGCCGACATTAACGTCTCGAGAGTGAATTTACCCGCACTCATCGTAAGAGCATAGTTGCACAAATTGTCCCACATAGCACGATCACACACAATTCTGATTTTCTTCATGTGATCTATTCCAGTCATTCCCTCACCGATAGTGTCATACTTCCAAGTATAAATAATTACCTTGGAATTATCACCACTATAAAACTGACGCATATTATAGCTAGTAGGAACAAAACCGTGCAACCTATGCACTTCAAACATCGCCAAAAAGTTTTTGTTGTAGACAAGTCTGTAGGAGTAGTGGTGAGGACCAGTTTTCTTGTCCTCATGGGTCAGCACAAACGCTGACGCGTACTTGATGTAATTTTTATACTCGTGTACATACGATTGTTGGGTATCGTTTTTTCCGAATGTGAATTTGATCATGAGTCTTCCATCCTCGTGTTTACACTTTTCCCATTTCAAATTAGTCAGTGGATGCTCACCCTCATCATAGAGCAACACATTAGGATCAAAGTGAAATATACCCATAGCTTTATCTGCACCTGCCACAAACATCTGCTTGGCCAATTGCTTAGGGGTAATATCATAACACGAATGCACGTACATTAAGTACTTTGCTCTAATGTTGCAATCCTCAGACCTGCGACGGCACATTATGATTTCACTGGCCGCGCGGTCACTCTCACATCTGACGTGCAAATCAATCATCTTTCGGAACAAGGGTTCATCACGATACCTAACACTACCCACGCTGTTGTCAATGAAAAGTCTGTACTCTGAATACCTGGTGGCATCAAAAAGACTAAGCTGGGGACAACAGACGTGAGTCGTGAAACACAAATTCGTGATTTGTTTGATTGGGTTACCTCCAACATCTTTGATTAAACATTGGTATGGTGGGGAGGTTACCATTTCATCCACCACACCCAGCAGATCCGTCATCATTCGGACAGCGCAAGCCCTTTGGGCCGCTGCGTACTTGTGTGTGGAAAAACTAGGTTCGGCATCTTCGCAAACTACGGCGTATTGCTCAAACTCCTTTGCCAATTCATTGATCTCGATTATTGACAACGCCTGTTTTACCTTTATTCTTTTAGTTTTTCTTTTCATAGCTCTAATTGGAGCCAAGGTATCTTCGACAAATGCGTCTCTAAGCACGTTAACGACCTTTTCATCTTGACACACACGAGCAAGCATCGTTGATCCGATGTCAACTCTAGGATTCGCCGCTCTAGCAGCGTTTAATACTACCTCCAAAGCCGAGTTGTATTGACCACTCGGAAAACCATGGCTGTCACTTTCGCATCCAGAATCGGGGACTGACAGCATGCCACCCGTTTCTTTACCACTCAATGGTGGAAGAAGATTTTCATTACTAGACATTCTCAAAGCATCACAAAATTTTCAAAATTTTCACAAAA